TAATTTTGTTAAAACTTTTGATTTACTTGCTGTCGTGTAAATCGTTTCTTAATTTTGCTTGTCAGTGGAGTATTTACTAGTACCTCCGCATCCCAATTAAGTATATATTTTCCTTGATTGACTAGGACTAAATTATGCCCTTCTTCGGTTAAAACCAACTCTGCTGACGTCAAATCTTTATGGTCAATCATACTTATAGTATACAGTATCCCTAATCCACGAGCAAGCTCGCAGTAGATATCGTCATCTAATAATTGCCAGGGGTCGGGCCAACTAGATTGATCATCCCAGTGCAAGTGATAATTTCTCCAAGGGGCCAGAAACCACCAACTGTTTATGTGTGTTAACGCCTCATCTAATTCAATATTTTGGGATTTAGCCCGCAATTTTGCCCAAGAATCTAGCCTACGGTTGAAATCTTTAGGCCACATCAATTTAGATAGCTGATAGAATAACTCATCAAAATATTATACCCTGCTGTAGGAATAGTAGAGTACATAATAGCAACATTAGATCCAGTCTGAGATGCTGAAAGATATCCATAACCGTTTTTGGCATCTAATGGCCAGTCTGCGTTTGCCGTATAATCGTCCATATAGCTTATACCGCCGCCTTGTAAACTGGATACCCAGAATGTACCTGTACGATATCCAGTACTACCTAACTGAGTCATAGAATAATCAATTTTAAAGGATGACGCAGTTTCAGCAACGCTGACTGTAAATGCTGTACCAGAGGTGGAATTATCATTTAAATTCGCACGTAATCCAGATTGTACCGTCTTTGAGCCTAGTTGGATCTGTGATCCATTTGTGGTAGCGATGCTTAAAGTACCAGATATGTTAACCCTAGGATAGATCACAGAATAATCGTCTGCTCTCTGAAACATATCACCAATGCTAACATTGTTATTACCATTAAATACGACGACTGAAGCTACTGGATTTGTGATACCTTGAAATGCGTTGGCGACATCATAAAAAATATTATATCCGCTGGCATTTAAGTTTACTGATCCAAAAACAATACCTTCGTTACAGATAGTGTCAAATACATTGTTTGTAATACGAGTTCCTGTTGGTCCGCCATTTATAATAGACCCTACACCTAATGCTACGCCTTGATATAGTGTATTGAATTGCGAATTAGTTACTACAATACCCTTAGTCTGCTGTACTGTATTAAGGCCCCGCACAGTACCAGAAAATCTACAGCCATCAAATAAGATATCAGTAGTGACTAAACTATTGGTACTGGCAAAACCAACCCCGACAGTGGCCAGAGAATCTGATGCCAAAGTTGCTGTTGTACCTACATTAGAAAATGTTACTCCCCGGAATTCACAATTAGTAGCCGATTGAACTAGAAATATATTTTTAGTAACATCTAGACTAGTGAACGCCATGTTAGAGATAGTGATATTAGTGGGCGGGGTCGCGCCACCATTACCGATATTGATAGTAGTTTGTTGTAAATTATCAGCAGTCTGCGCCACATAAGATCCGGTACCCCCAGTTACTCGCATCTGTATTATAGAACTTTCAGGGCCTTCGCCATATAGCATAGCGTAAGGAGGAATATTAATAGTGTCACTTACTACGTAAACTCCAGCTGGAAAAAATAAACCTCTACGTATCTGTGGATTTGACTGACGGCAGTATAATTGATATAACGCACGGTTAATTGCTGCCGTATCATCAGTTAATCCGTCCCCTGTGGCTCCAAAATCCTTCACCGATGCCCATTGATCTAACCACAATTGAAGACTTGTGGTGATAGGAGTACTGGGGGTTGGACCTGTCTGTACAGTATAACCCGCTGCAGTACCTTGATATGTATAACTGGCAGATAAGTTTAAGATATCAGAAAATTCAGTAAGTATTTCCGTGTTACCTATAACCGGAGCACCTTGATCCAACGTGCCATTACCGATGTATAATTGACGTGTGTCGGTACTCCACCCTAGCTCGCCGCCGGCTAACTGAGGCAAATCTATATTTAAACCTAGACGGTTTGTAATCTGACTAATCTGAACTATGGCCACTGTTCTATTCCTTGTTGTCTATTTACTATTTAGTTATTAAATAGTACTGCTCAAGACGACGCCACCATAAGTCGACATATCTATCGTATTCACTACCTTCTAGTACAAACTCTTGATATACAGGTTTAGAAAGTACATTTCCCATCGCATCAGTTTCGGGCTTAACACACATCAATATTACGCCTTTACGTATATTTGTACCATATACCTCGTTGTGACATAATGAATATGCGACCAACTGAAGGAAATAGTCATCAATCCAATCACGCTTTTTTTCTTTATTAGTCTGCTTATAATCTAATATACATTCTTCGCCTATGTGTATGCCACATCCGTCGGTGGTACCAGCATATATTTTAGGAAAATATAAGGGGATCTCAACCCCCCAGAACTCATCTACATTCTTTAGTCCTTCTTGAATCACTACCTCTGCCATAGCGTGACTCGCCCAGCTAAAGGGATTGGACCCACGCTCTTTTATCTCACCAGTTTTAACATAGTGTTCTAGATAGCTGTGCATCCGTGTTCCCCGATTAGCAGCTTCTGTAGTGATTTTTTGAGCATTTTCCACCCCGACCCGCCTGCGCCAAGCCTCGAGTGCTTGTTTTTTATCTTCAGGTTTGGTTTTATCTAAAACGGTAGTAACACTGGGTACTCGCTGTCCATCTGGAGTAAGATATAGCCTCGCGCCGTCTTGGCTAGTTCTCGATAGTTCTTGGTATTGGTATTTTGGATTGTACATATGTACTATATTAACATAGTACAAACTGCAAGTCAACAATTAATTATTTGTTCATGCCGCGTTTCATAGCGGCTTTGGCATTTTGACTTACTATCTCTTGGGCTTTATCTACGGGCATTGTGGGCGGTACATCAGTATTGCCTTTAAATTTTATAATGCCAGAAGCAGGCTCATAGGGTTCTAATACATCAGACAGTGGTGTCTGAGAAATCAAATTACCGATAAAATTTGGAGCATTGCTATTATTAGCATCAGCTGTGACATTGACGCCTAGATTTTTTGCTAGTTCTATAAAGGCAGTGGCGGAAAACTGTTTTTTCGCATTAGTATCGTCAGCTCTGCCGGCTAAGAAAGTAGCAAGGGTAGCTAGTTTACCAGTGTCAATGCTAATATTTTCTACTTCAAAAATACGCATTACTGACGTTTAGCGCGACCGAGTTCGGCATCACCGCCTTGAGGTTCTGGTATCTCTTCTGAGTCAGGAGCAGGTAATTCTTCAGGGGCGGCATCGCCTACCATGTCGGGAGACATATCTGTGCCAGGTTCTGATGCCATATCATCTTGACCAGGGACTTCAGCAGGAACAGCTTCTTGCCCAGTCAATACACCCAATGCCTGTTGTAGTTGCCCTTTAGCAGCCTGTATACTTTGTACCAAATTTCCCAAAGCCGCAGTAGCATCGTTACTAAATTGCATCATTCCTTCTATACCTAGCTGATTTTTGATCTGATCCATCAACGCTGGTAAATCTTTAAACTGCATAGAAGTTACATCTTCCAGCATCTTTTGTACTTCGTCAATCATATCTTGTGCTGCCAGTACTACCTGTGCTTGTTGCACTTCACTTTCACGTAATACACGATAAAGATTACGTCTTAAGTGCGTATCTTCAGTTTGCAAAGCAGCATTAGCTACCATTTGCGAATCTTGAGCATTAAGAGCTTGGCCTTGATTAGCTTTCTGCATTGCCATTTTTAACTGAGGATCACTTATGTTATTGATTTGCGCATCACGTTTGGCTTTAGCAGCAGCTTGCCCGGCAGCCACTGTAGGATTTGGCATTACCATATTCTGTTGCTGATTTTGTTGATTTTGATTCGCGCCAGCTGTAGCACCTACGGGCACGGTTGAGGTTTCTTTAACTTTTGCTGCCAAAACTTTTTCCATCATCATCAATTTGAGATATGCTGGATTGCGCTCGCTATGATGAATAGCGGAAGTCTGACGATGTTCAACTATCAGTCCGCGCACTTTATTCAACATAAGGCGTGCCTGGCGAGCAGACATCACATCTACATTAATACGATCATCAAAATAACTTTCAAATACCTTAGCGGCTTGTTTTGATGGGTTGGCGGGTGCTAGTTCGAACAATTTCATTATTAAGTCCTCGTTGTTGCCAGTATTTAGCCCAATTTACACATTTATCTAATTGAGTTTCTAACTGTTTTTTATGAATAATTTTAGTTTCTAATTTTGTTTCTACTATTTCTTGGAATTTAGCATCCTTGCTACGATCTGCCAAATTAGCGCGGGTCTTAATATCAGCTATCAAGGATGATAATTTAGAATCCATCGATAGTATGTCCTGCGCTAGCCTATGATTTTTATACTTATCGGCGATACACCAGCTCAGTGCCGTTTTCGTACCACTAAAAACCCCTATTTCCATGTCCTGTCGTAGTACAAGACATGTGGGATTGCCTTTTACGATCTTATATCGATTAAAAACTTCATAATCGCCGTTTTTATTCTTCCAGATAATGTTACTTAATACACTATCCAATTCTAACTTAAATAACTTTTCTATTTCTTTCTTATCTATCATTTAATCACATAGTGCATGAGTAGATAGCCGATTGTACTGAGTAAAAAACCTACAACTGCGGTGGCCCATCCAAGCATCTGATCATTACGCTTTTCCATCATCTTTTCTAGTAGGCCGTGTACTTTACCTACGGCGTCTGTCAACTCGCTCATTTTATCATCGACGTTAGCTAATCTACTGTCTAACGCATTATAGCGTTCAGCACATAACTCAACATGCGCTTCTAAGCTCTTTTTTTCGATGTCTGTTGCCTCAACCATGATAGTCTCCAATTTAATATATTTATGTTAAACAGTCAAACCATATATTTTGATTTTCCCCACCAGTTGATATAACTGGAGCGAGATCAGAGTCATTATCTAATCCCACAATCATAGGGATTCCATCGGCATCTAACAGCAACATCTCAACCGGATTTTCAGTAGTGCCAAATACTCCCGGTACTTCGACCTCAAATTCAAAACTCCATGTATCTTGCGTTTTTTTGGGATCTTCGATGTGATGAATCTGCGTTCGCATACTGAGTAGTTGTGTCAATGTTTCCCAATTTCTCTGTTGATTTCTAGACTTATTCCAGGTTGTTTCATCGACGACCTGTTTTCCCGAACGATCACGAAAGGGAATACGCGACGATTTAACGTGCCCTGTTACTCCAGTCACTGTGATATCAAACAAAGTTTTACAGAGAAATCTCAATCAATTTTTGCTCAGATAGTATATAATTTTGGCCTGTTCTAAAATCTCGTGAAGCGCAGGGTTTGTTTTTGCTTCTCGCCTAATCTCACCCCACATTTTATCTTCCTGCAATTGCTCTTGTATACTTTTAACTTTATCGCTTTCGCTGTATAACTGTCGCATGGCACTACCAGACTCTCTTACGTAGACTGTTTCACCACCGTCCGGACTCTCATATATTATTGCTTCGGTAATTTTATTGGTCATCATTATCTATGTATTTAACTACAAAACGTCAACACAAGATATTATAGCCAACAAAAAAGCGCCTTACGGCGCTTTGATGTGTAACATACTTCTCGATAAATTAAGAAGCAGAGGTAGCTGTTGATGCTAAACGGAAGCCAACGTTCGTAACTGTAGCTGCTGCTACGTTGCAATATGTGTTAGCAGAACTGTTGTAAATATTACCTAAACCTTGGATAGCGGCTTGTAATGTTGCTGCTGTGTAAGCGCCTGTAGGGTATACGGCAACACTCATGTCAACTGTGTTGTTTGTATTGTCTACTTGGTAAATTGCCACAGTAGCTGTCTGCTGGATCTGTTGTAAGATCTGCTGAACTGCGCCGTTAACGCCAGCTTGGTTAAAAGCTGAATTACCTAAACCAATACCGAAAAAGTCTAACTTAGGACCTTGAAGGTTAACTGGTGTACCTGCTGGACTATATGCTGTATTTGCTGATAACTGCGGGCCGTTGAGCGTGTCAGTTGCGAATACTGGTTGTGAACCACCGTTTACTAATGGAATTGATGCCATGTTATTTCTCCTTAAATGTATGAACCTTTCGGTTCTGCATTTATTTAGCTAAACGGAGAAAATTTTAGAGTTGTCTAGCGGCTACGCTGTTGATTAGCCCGACTAAAGTCAAATCTATTAACGAACTTAACTGTACCGCCGGGTATAGCAACTACCCAACCTTCTTGCCCGGGATGTTGTTGATCTAATTGATGTAATAAGTCAGTTTTGATATCATGTAATAATACAAAAGCTGTAAACGCCGCACTTATGCCATCACTATTACTACTAGGACTCTGAAGATATTCCACGATGTTGTTAAATTTCTTAGGCGTTACTTTATTTTTCAAAAAATTTACAAATCCGGGCAATAGTTGATCAGTATTAAATTCAGTTATCGAATCATCTTTGACCAAACTATTGATATAATCAACACAGAGTTTGGGCAGATCGGTTATCTGTTGTGCTCTAAGCTCAGCAGGATTAAACAATGTATTAATAGCTGTGCCATAGGACGATACCAAAGATTTAAGTTGTTTGACTTTAGGGCTACCTGCGCGTGAGTCAGAACCTGTCGGCTGTACATTAGCAGTGGGGCGAATAGGTTCTATCAGCAATAGACCCGGAACCGGATTTAATTTAA